TGCTTTCAGCGTGGAATGCCGCCAAGGAGGGCAAGCCGAGCGTATGAGAAACCTAATGGATTTTACTCCTCCAGAGGTATACAAGGAAATGGACAGACAGGCTAAGTACTATCGCAGGGAACGCCTTGTAGTTAATATCCTGCTTGGTGTCGCTTGGTTCGTCTCTATCGTAGTTGCACTTAAACTTATCTTCACACGATGAACAACAAAGACCTAAAGGCTATGGAAAAACTGTTCGGAAGAGCAGTTGTCGAAAAGCCAGAAAAAGGCTTTTATACCCGCAGAGAAATCCAGAAGATGTGGAACTCGTCTGAGCCTATCATCTCTAGGAAACTAAATGCCGCACTTAAGGCTGGCCTTGTCGAGATGCGGATGTACCGTGTCAAGTCTGGCATGGTCACACGCCCTATCCCTCACTACAAAGTCAAATGAAAACCGATAACGAAAAATTGAAAGAATTCCTTGCTGAGTTAGACGAAGGTATCGTCATTGCTGACGGTCTTGCTCACGCCTTTATCGGCCTTACCAACACGCCTAATGGTGTAGTTGCTGTTTACTCTACGGAGCGAATCATTTCTAATCTAATGGAGAATGACGCTATGGATTTTGAGACTGCCGAAGAGTATATGCACTTCAACATCATTGGTGCGGATGTTGGTCAGAGGACTCCTGTGTTCGTGGATATGATTCCAGAGGAGTTCTGGAAATAAGATTCTTTATAAGCACGAACAATAGGCATAGCACAACTATGCCGACAGAGCCTCCTGCGATATAGGTAAACCATTGGCTGTCGAATATCCAAAGAGAAGCCATAGCCAGAGAGCCACCTCCCGTGACAATAGCACCAGACTTCTTAAACGGTGTGAAGGCTATTACTATTATCCCAGCGACAAAGACTGCCAATCCGACTGTGCTGTAACGCCAAATAACTTTCTGTTTAAACTCAGCGTCAGCCCGTGTCTCCGCTTCCTCAAGTTGGATATCACGCATCTGAACGACAGCCCATAGGTCATCGGTTTCTTTCTCTACCTTAGAGGCTTCGTCTTTATCCTTCTGTACAGCCTTGGAGTCGTTTTGTTTTAGGATGCGTGTGTACTCCTCTACCTTAGCCACGGATGGCTTAGAAACCCCAGAGAGACGGGTTACTTGGGATTCTACAAGCCCTCTTGAGTTCCCTTGAGCAAGGGTAGGAACAACAGCGGTAAGAGCCGAAGCAGAATCGGATACGATAGCCTCTATCTTGTCAATATACTTGTCCTTCTCTTGGTTCTTTGTTTCTACTGGAGCGTGAACAACAGGGGCTGATGTTGTGCAACCGACAAGTAGAATCGCTGGTATCAAGAATCTCATTGTGCTTCCTTGGTAAACCTACGCTTCAACCATTCAAAGATATCTGGAGCAAGAGCACCAGATGAAGAGTAGATAATACCTTTATACATAGGCTCTATGGGTGCATGGTCTATTCCAAAGTACACAAGCGTACCAACGATAGCACCAGCAATGCCCTTACGAATCCAGATGATAGCCTTGAACTTTTCCTCGGTGATTATGAGCCTAGCGACAGCACCTAACGCCCCTAGGACAGCGACTATCCAGCCGCCCTTCTTGAAGTCTTCGGCTGTCTCTAGTAGACTTGGGTCTACAGGACTCATTGCTTAGGGGCATCCCGAAGGATTCTCCGTTTGGCTTCATCCTCAGAACTGTATACTCCTATGATAGCCTTGGCTGGATTATAGACTCTGAACTTTTGACCAGCCATCATAATCACATAGCCCTTGGCGTTGCGAAGGATGCGACCAGTAGCAGATTGCTCAGACTTGAATTCTGTGTACTCAGATGGCATCATTTTAGAAGCAACATCTCTGAAGTCTACTTGACCAGCCATCTTTACTTTAGCAGTTCCATATGGTCTGGCATTCATGCCAAGAAGATTAGTTTGCTGACTCTTTCCTAATTCAGATAGAGGTTTTTCTCCCTTAGATGTTACGGAAGACGCATAAAAATCAGAGTACTGTATGGGCTTCTTAAGTATAAGTATTTCTGGTTTCTGTCCGTTTTCTTGAATAACGCCTGTGTCATAAGACCTATGATTAGACTCAGTATCGGTGACAAAGTCATTGAACTTAAGGATGGCATATATGTCACCGCTTTTAAGATTCCTGCTAAGTGTGTCAGTTGTAACGCTGGCAACATTGGTCTTCATGTCTTCGACTGTAATCTTTCTTCCTGTACTTACAGTCTTCCACTCTGGGAATATGCTCTTAATCTTGTCTTCCTTTTCCTTGCTTAAGTCTAAACGACTCCAGACAGCACCAAAGAAATCATCAGCCATACTTGCTCTTGTTCCGAAATTTTGAATATCGGATTCGCCAAGCGTGGCAAAGATTCCAGCCAGCATTTCATCCCAACTAGACTTAGTGTTCTTGACAATCTTACGAAGCGTTTCTGTTTGATTCTTTTCGTATTCTTTTGTCTTAGGGTCTAAAGAAACTTTCTCTACAGCCTTGGTCATTGCTAACCTTAAGTCTTTATCGCTAATTATGTTTCCTCTTCTAAGTATTTCAAAGATATTATAGTAACCCTCAGAGCCTTGGACAGAGTTAAGATTCTTTCTATATGTGGTGAAGACCAATGGCATGATAGCCGTCTTAGCATTCTGTTCAGCCTCAGCACGGCTCATTCCTCTAGCGATTGCTTCATCAATGTTTCTGCGTACAGCACCATTTATTTCGTTGATGAAACCCTTTCCGATGGAAGCCCAAGCCGCAGGGTTATTAGGATTCAAGGCATAGCCAAGACCACCCTTACCCTCGACAATACGCCTTCCACCTACTGTATTTACATCAACGCCAGTCAGCGTATCAGCCCCGTGAGAGATGGCATGAAGACCTCTTAGGTAGTTAAGTTCTTCAACTCCAGCATAACGAACATAAGAGCCACCAGCGATTAGGTTTCTAAACCACGGCATATCCTGTGTTCTCTGTATGTTGAGAACTTCAAGTTCGCTTGGCTGATACCAAGCCTTGTTGTAGAGATAAGAGGTTACGCCAGTATGTGTGTCACCGCTATCTGGGTCTTTTTCGACATAGTCAATCTGCGTTCTGTCTCCACCGATACGGGCGTTCTCTCTATCTATGATACGCTCACGAATCTTCTGAGGTCTGCCACGCTCGTCTATAATCATGCCTTGAACTTCCTTCATGCCCATGCTACGGAGTCTTTCGACTAATTCAGAATAGAGAAGGTTACCATAGCCCTTGCCTTGCTGTCCTCTGGCAACATTTGTGTACTCAATCAGAGCGTCACCAGTAGCCTTAGAGAACGAGAAGTTGATGTAACCAATGGAGTCTTGCCCCTTCATTAACTCAATGTTGCCTTGGTCTCCAGAGCCAAAGATGCTGAACTTAGGCTTCAGACCCTTTGTAACCTTAGCGTTCTCAGCCGCATATCTTCCGATGAACTTTGAAGACATCTGCTCGTCTGTATAGGTTCTTCCGCCCTGCTCGCTTTCGGTGGGCATATATCTTCCTTGCTTGTACAGGGTATTGGTGACATCAACGCCACCCATAGAGCCAACCATCTCCTGCTTGTCTCTGATTCTGTTAGCACCCTCGACATGGTTAATCCTGCGACCAGAGTACAGGTCTCTGGTGTCACCGATAATACGCTCTCTGACCTTGATGGGTATGCCATCAGGATTGACAATCTGACCATCGACAGCAGTAACGCCCATGGCACGAAGTCGTTCAGCCATCTCGCTGTACACGACATAGGCTAACTTCTTACCTCTGTATTCCTCATTGATATGAGCAGACAGGGTAGCCCTATCGCCTTCGATGTTAGCGGTGATGTGACCGATGTCAGCGGACTCGCCCTTTCTAGAGTTATCTGTGAGTCTAATACGGTGTGTTCCGTCAGCCCTCTTCATGAACTGAAGGCTTATTCCCTTGACCCTGTCTGGGTTCTGAGCCGCATAAAGACCTACAAATCCAGACTTAAACTGCTTGCTGTTTTGGTTGTACTCTCTTCCTCCAGCATATATGTCTTCTTCAGTAGGCTGATGATATCTAGTATTTCTAGATTCTCTTTCTGCGTGAGTATTGAGTCGTCTAGCATCATTGTCAGAAATTTTACGCATCTGACCAGTCGCTCGCATAAACGCATTATATATACCTTTTCTTTCGTCTCTTATATCTTTGAGTTTAGCGGTATATGTATATTCGTCTATATTCTTGGCGGCTTCTGTCGCTTGCTTGAGAGTAATTTCTTGATTTTTAAATCTTTCAACAATGGCAGAACCCTTATCTCCAAGTTTTAGTATAGCATTAATGATATCGTCATTACTGGCTTTTGTAAATTGTTCTATGTTTTTAAAAACATAATCCAGTTCTGGAGTCATCATTTCTTGGTGAGACTTTCCAGTCTTTAACCCATATAGATACTGTTCTAAAAGTTTAGAAGCCTTATTGCTGTTAGGTTTAAAATCAAATCCACCTTCTGCTGGCATGGAGTGCGTCTGTATTTTTCCATCTAAGAAGTCACGCTTGATGCGGTCATTGAGTTCAAAGGTCATTCCTCTGTCTATAGCCTCTTCAGAAATTTGAGAACCTACAGTAGAAGTCTTATTATTTTCTAATCCACGAAGACCTTCCGCACGAATGGTTTCTATCGCTTCATAATGCTCACGCTCTTTCGCCCTCAACTGAGCAACATCAAAAATAAGTTTACTTAACTCTTGGTCATTTATTTTGTGCAAGGCAAGTTGCTTTACTTCACGATGCACAGCCTCTGGTGCGTCTTGAACAGGGGCGACAAGCAGTTCCGTAAGTCTTTGAATCACGGAAAAATCTTCTCTGTTTCCGACTTGCTGGAATCTTTCTAAGATAAGTTTGTTCGCATCATGTATCTTATCCGTGACCTTAAGCATCATTGCTCTCCTCTTTTCGACTCCAGCGTCAGCAAGTTTATTGCTTTGCTTCATTTCGATACCGTATTGCTTAAGCCAAGAATTCCAAAGGTCTGGAATAATCTTACCATACAGAGGTCTTCTTGCCGTAATTTTCATGTACGACTTTGTAGGGCTGTCATCTGGGTGTGTCAGCGTAATCTTGTCTAAGCCATCACGGATAGCCTGTCTAACAATTCCCTTTAGTGCTGTCAAAGACCAGTCCTTTACATCTGTCATTGGGAAACGCTTTCCGTTTCCTTCTATGGCTCTTTGCAGTCTATCAACTACCGCTTGCCTGTCTGCAATAATAGCAATCAAGTTTTCTGGGTACTCAACATTAGCGTATTCAAGTTTAGAAGTATCGTAATGACCTTCCATATCTTTCCTGTACTCATTTAGTTTCTTGTTGATTTCAGCGGAAGCGTCAACCCAGTCTAAGACAGCCTTATCGGTCTTTAATTGATTCCATATGTTATATGTGTCCATGTCCATGAACACATCATCAAGCCTTCCAATTATTTCATCTCTTCCATAACTTGTTAAAGTAGTTGCAATGACTTCCTCAATTTCCTGAAAGATTAGTTTATCAGGAGACCAGTTTCCTTTGTCATTAGAGCCAGTTACTCTTGCAATTGCTTCAAGGACATTTTTTCTATGTTCTGAATTATCAACAAGCATATCTTTTGCTGTTTGATATTTACCGTTTTCGTCTAAGACAAACAGACCCCTCTTGATTGACTCTTCTTTAAGAATTATTGCACTTTCGAGTTCTGTCTTCTTTTTCTTGAACTCTTGAACCTGAGGGTTTTCCGTGTTGTAAGGATTGTTAGCCTGTACTTCTTCGATGAATAGAACTCTATTTCCCTCAGAATCTACACGCTCTGTTGTACGGAAGTGAACAATGGTGTCCTCTCCATAGTGACCTTTTATGCCATGAGCGTATTCAGGATTTATCCTAATAGCAGTCTGCTTGTAATTATCCTTATCACCTCCAAGCGTTAACTTGGAAGTGTTCATATTGTTGACCTCTCTAGCATCTTCTTCAATTGTAACTCTGATTTCCTTAGACTTAGCAAAATCTAGGATTTCTTGAATGTCCACAAACGGCTCGTACTGAACGGGAATTTCCTTAGTTCTGACTTCTCCTGTAAAAGATTCTGTTGCTCTATCGTAGACTCTGTAGATTTCTTTCTTAATCTTGGTAGCCATTGGCTTGGATTTCAATAGGTCGATAAGACCAATCTCAGTAGCCTCCTGCATCAGTCTAGCCTTGTTAAGAGAGCCGTACTTCTGAATCTTTCCGATAAGAGACTTGGCTGTAATCTGAGGATAGTCTTGGAAAATCTGAGCCAGCGTCCCATGAAGGGCTGACTTAATTTCCATAGGATACATATTGTCATATTTTTCACCTATCTTTTTTAAGTTTTCCGTGAGCAAATCACCAGTTATTTGCCAGAAGAAATCATAGTTATAGTAAGGAAGCCTAGATGTATCGTGCATAATTCCTGCACCCAATTTAGACAATTCTTCAAGTTCACTAAGTTTTATGCTTCCACTCTTTTCAATAGACTCTCTTAGTTTTTTTGCTCTTTCTATATATCCATCTCCTACGCCAACATCTTCCCTTCCGTTTATAAATCTATCAAGAAGAACTTTAACATTTTTTACATAGTTATCTTTTCCTCCAACAAAAGTATTGTTATATGTTGCAGAAGTTTTTTCAAACTCTCTTTCAATGAAAGCCTGTCTAGACGGAGGAATTTCTGTAGGAGGAACAGCAGGGTCTTTGCCTTCTACGCTCTTGTCGTAAGATTCATTGAAGTGCTTTTGAGCCGCACGACCAGCGTCAGCGACTGTATCGAAGTCGCCTAAGTGCTTGCCTTCTGGGTCAAACACCTTGAACTTAGTTCCAGCCTGTTTGCTGATTTGGTATCCTGTAGCGTGTTTAATTATCTTGCCGCCAGACGGTGTCTTTTCTTCACGCATTTCGCTTGGCATGAAGTTTCTGCTCAAGTCTAAGTGGGCGTTTTCAAAGTTGAAATTGTATCTCTGCTTGTTATCAACACGGAGATTCACGATTCCATCATTACTGAATGTCGTGACGCTATGTCTGATACCAACAGGAATTTCAGCGATAGGTCTGTTGATGTAAGGAAGGTCTGAGTACTTGTGGAAGCCAAGCATCTGATGCAGGGCATCTCTACGCTGAGAACCTAAGCCATCTCCTTTGTCAAGGATTCTTGCAGACGGCTTTCTGTTCGGGTGATTAGATGGAAGTGAAGCATTGCTGAGATAAGCGTAGAAATCCGCTTCCATTTCAGTTCTGTTACCGTTCCAAAGTTCACGGGTCTGAGGGTCTTTCCAGATTTCATTTCCACGGGCTTCGATGACCTTGAGGTCAAGAGTATGGAAGTTTGAGAATACAGTACCATCGGCCTTGACCTTGAAATCGACACCGATGAGCACGGCTCTTCTGTTCTTAAAAGGAACAGCCGCACCATAGACACGGGCATCACCGTCTCCAATGTGAGCAGAATAGCCAAGATATCCGAATTCAACGACATTAGAACCATTGCCTTCGACGATGGCATAGGCATTCATCATTCTGTCAAACCACGCTCTCTGGATATATCCAGCACCAACAAGGGCATTAATCTGAGCCGTATTTGGCTTACCAGACCAGTTTCCATCTCCATCCCTACGCATACCATCCTTATGGGCGGCATCTGGAAGGCTCTCAAGAACTTTGAACATCTCCTTACCCTGTCTGATTTCTTCTGATGTGTAGCGTCTGAGTTTAGGCTTCTTTAAGTTGCCCTGCTTGTCAATCTGACCAAACTCAGCACCACGGAGTCCATTGACCTTTATAAACCACTCACGGCTTTCGTTGCTGAGTCTGTTTATGTCAAACCTATTTCCGCTGTTTCTGTTGGCTTCAATTCTGACGATGTCTCGCATGAACAGGTCAAGCGAGCGAGATGAAACTCTGTTTCCATCTCTGTCAAAAGCCCTAGACACACCCTTGTCCATGGCATCAAAGTTGAAGTTAGGATTCTTTTCAGCAACCTTGCCCTTCCAGTAATCAAGCCATCCGTCCTTTGCCATTTCAAGCAATCCACGGACACCGCTGAATTCACCACCTCTGAACAGGAAATCAATAGGCTGGTCTCTGAGCCACTTTGAGAAATAATAAGCACCGAATTCCTCGACAAGATGCTCAAGCGGAGTAGCAGTAGAATCAATAACCCTGTTGGCAACTCCTCTGTTTCTGAACTCTTCGATAGACTTCTGGAGTTCTTCTTTCTTTCTCTTGATTGCCTCTGGGTCTCTCTTGTTGTTTGGGTCGTTTTCGATGTACTTGCTGAAGAACTTCATCAGTTCATCTGGCTTAACAAGTGCTGGCTCAAGAACTCGTCCAGTCTGTGGGTCGAACTTACCGACAAGTTTCTGAGTAAGTCTGTCGATGTAATCTGGCTTGAAGACAGAATCCATCATTATCGAGTGATAGAGTTCGTGTGCAAGTGATAGTCTGTCTCCAGAATCTCTAGCCCACTTATCAAGGTTTATTACAACCTCTGTCTTTCCGTTAGCATCTCTTCTTTTAGCCCATCCAGCAGACGCTTCAAATTCAGCCTGTGTTCCTTCGACATCAACAAGTCGCTTTGAGCGAATGTTTCCTTCCCTGTCGATATATCCATCTGCTTGGAGTTTTTCCTTAAGCATCTGGCCTCTGCGGGTCAACTTCTTATCGCTTCTTGTTTCCTGCTTAAGCATATCACGAATCTTATCAGGAACGGAGTTAGCGTTCTTTTGATGGAGTTCGTTTATTATTTCAGCCGCTTTTTCAGAGTACGCTAAGTCAGACCAATGGGCATTGAGTTGACGACCTCTGAGGCTCTTTATGAAGTCAGCGTCACCGTTGAGTTTAATCTGCTTAAGGATTACATCCTTGGCGTTGTCATCAAGTCTGTTCCAGATATCCTTTAACTTTGAGAACTCTGGCTTATTGGCAATGGCTTCCTTGAAGCCTTCAGCATCGCCAGCGAATCTATTTCCAGCATCTCTAAGGATTCCAAGAACATCAGCCTTGACCTTTCTGTCAACGAGTTCAGGGAATATTCTGGATTTCTCAAGAAGAACACCTGTCGCTGGGTCGATGCCCTGTGAGCGAAGGTGCATATTGTATTCAACTTCTCCGTAAGCCTTGAAAACAGCATCTGGATTGACCGTGTCTATACCAGCGATGATACCGTCTATGTATCCTTGGAAAGCCCTGTCTCCAGTAGCCTCAGCCATCTTAGCCATGGCCTCAAATCCCTTGGCGTTATCGTTTCCTAACTCCTTAAGAGCCTCGATTACCAACTTACGCTGGATAGCCATCTGTGCCAACTTTGTATTTCCTGTGATGTCAGCAAACACCTTTCCAGCACCAGCACCAACTGCACCAAGTCCGATGCCAGCACCAATGCCATGGTACATTCCTTCTTCTCCACCGCTAAGATATCCAAGCGTTCCACCAATAGCCGCACCGTGTGCCGCACCTGTGACGATGTCATTAGTGTAGACAAAGAGAGGGTCAACCGCTTCGATTGTTCTAAGGAGAGCCTTCGTTTGTGAAGACAACTGTATTCCAGCCCTTTCTGAATCACGGATAGCCTGACCAGCATAGCCAAGAACGCCACGACCAGTAGCCCGTTGCTTAATCATCTGGTCTCCAATGATGGATATGGCTTCTCCAGCATTTCTAGCAACAGCCGCACCAGCATAGGTTCTTGAGATTGTTCCCAAGGCGTTGTTAACTTCAAATCCAGCGACAGAACCAGCGGCTGTTCCCCAGCCAGAAAGTCTTGCGGTTGTCTGGATTTCCTTGGCTGGAATACCAGAAACCACTTCAAAACCCTTAGCACCTTGTTCGATGCCGTAGTCGATTGTGTTTCTGATTGCACCACCCATGAACTCCAGAGGAGCACCAACGCCCCACTTTAAAGTACCGCCAAGAACCATGTTCTTGATAGCCGCAGAGCGAGCAGAGATAGCCATTAACTTTTCTCCCATTCCGACAGCCTTTACGCCAGCGGAAGCAACTTCGCCAAATGGTATAAACAATGTCGGGTCAAGGACATATGACATCGCTTGAGCGATATGCGGGTCAATGACATCCTTGTCCATGACCACAGTTTCCTTTCCTGAAATTAAATCTTCAGTATGCTTGTTGAACTTCCAAGCATCCATATACTGACGGTACTGTTCCTCGTCTGAGTCGGCATGGTTGATTACTGACTTGAGTCTGAACAACTTGCTAGAAGGGTCAGACGATTGAGAAAGCATACCATACAGGTTTCTCGTACCTTGAGCAAATCCTTCTATGACATTAGCAGGGGCAGTCTTTAATGTTCTGACAGGGTCATCCCAAGCGGAACCAACGGCATTTCCAAGGTCGTTCATCACACCGCTTAATCCGTTGCCTATTGATTCTAAAATAGGAACTTCCTTCTCCTTGTTATATTCACGGATAGCCCTGAACTCATCAATCGTAGGCATTCTGCCTGACGAAAGAGCCTCTTCTGCAATCTCCTTATTTGACGGAGGAGCAGTAAGTCGCTTCATGGCGGCATCACGCTCCTCTTGAGGAAGACTATTCAGATAATCTTCAACTTCACTCTGAACTCCACCTTGCTGTGGTGAAGTGCCAGTATTAATGTAGTTAACAGGAGATTTGTATATGTCAGCCATTATCTTTTAAGTTGAGGATACTTGTGGCGTAATTCCGCTTCGTATGCTTCCCTTGTTTCCCTAGACATCATTGGAGGTCTTAGAACAGCGGTAACGCCACTCATGTTAGATTCCATTTTTATCTTTCTGTCAATCTTTTGTGAAAGACTGTCCAGTTTAGCCAAGTCAACAGAGTCGAATTTAAACACTCCAGTCGGGTCTGGGTTTGCATCGTTGAGCATCTTTTGTTCAAATTCAGAAACAGTACCGACACCAATAACCTCAATTCTTGTGGCTGAACGCAGGGTAGCCATGGCAATCTTTGCTCTACCGATAAGTTCTGGACGAACTGAGTGACCGAATTTGCCAATAATTTGCTTAAGTTCTTCAATGGCATTTCTAGCAGACGCAAGAGACGATATATTCTCTTTGTACTTCGTAAGAGATTCATCGCTACCATTGTAAAGACCTTGTAAGGCAACGCCTGTTCCTTCGCCAATTTCCATTGGCTTTATGCCATTTTCAGTAGCAACACCGAACACGCCTCGTTGCTCTTCTCTTAGTTCCTTTGTAGTCTTAGGAGTGGCAGTCTTAATCTGATTCCATTCCTTTCCGTTCCACATAAACGCACCATAAGGAGTTTCCATGGTTTGGAAATTAGCCTCAGGATTGATAGCCTTGAAGGCTTCATCAAATCCAGCAGGTAGGTACGACTTTCCGCTTGCATCTTTGTACTTGCTGAGGAAGTAGGACTGCATAGCGGCCTTCTTTTCATCGAAGGTTGTCTTTCTGACATCTGCCTTAGAGCCAATGATAAAGTCTGATTGATTTCCAATCTTGAGAGATTCAGGCTCTTGAGGCTTCTGCTCTTGCTGAACAGCAGGAGATGGAATACCAGTAGTCTTGCTGACATCTCTAAGCATAGACTTTGTATTCTCAATTTGCTTATCAATGGCTTCAATCTTTGCCTTACTTGTTGTTGTCGATGATTGCGAAATGGCTAATGCTAATGCCTTATCCTTGTCTAACTTTTCTGCTGGAGATTCTCCAGATGATAAAGCCCAAGCAGGAATTTTAAACCCAGGATTTGCAAGAAGTGCTTCTTTTCCGTAGTTCTTCAACAAGTCTCCAATTGCAATTTGTGGCTTTCCGTCCTTGTCTAACTTTATGGAGTCTCTTATTATATTTCTATACGGACTCCATTCGTTAGTAGCAAGTTGTTCAATTCCAAAATCTGCTGCTCTTTCAATTGGCGACTTCTTCTTTGTAAACGGCTCGCTGGCAGTCTTTTCTGCATCAGCCTCAAGAATCTTCTTCTTTTCTTCTTCAAGTTTAGCAATGTCGGCTTCGTACTGCTTTTGATAGAACTCGTATCCAGCGGCATTAGGTGAAGCGATAGCACCTTCTGGCTTCTTCTTCATCTTCTCTAACGCTGATGTGTCAATCTTGTTGTATAACTCAGACTCCTTGGAGTAATCTGTTACTCCGTCATTTGTCATCTCATTGTTGCTGTACTTATCGTAAGAATCAAGTTGGTCGATAAGTGTGCCACGAAGCGTGTTATCAATCTGCTTGTTATCCTTGATAGACTGCCTGATGTTAGCGATATATCTCGCACGGGCATCTTCAGCATCAATTTCGTGTCCTTCGGCCTGAGCCTTAGAAACGATAGAATCAAAGTCATTGATGTTCTGCTGAACTGTCTTTCCAGCGTCAAATGCAACTGTTCCAGCCTTTATGGCAGAAGGATTGTAAACAACTGCTTCCTTAGGAGCCAGCATACCAGCCTCAGCCATTGTACGCTGTAACTTCTCCTTACGCACCATTTCAAACGCTTGCAACTGCTGACCGATGTTAGCAAAGGCGGCCTTGACACCAGTAACAGCACCCATCTTCTGGGTAAGAGACATCGAAGGAACCTTTGACAGTTGCTCGATGTAAGGTTTTAACGATTCAGCAAATGGAGCGTGTTCTGGTGAATCTCCGAATTGAGCCGCAAATTGTTGAATCTGAGAACCTAATTGCTTGGCTTCTTCCTGAAGAACTTGGTCTTTGGCGACATTTTCGTTATAGGCTTGAAGACCTTCTCCGAGAGACTGACCAAACGAAGATAAGCCTTGCTGGGCAAATCTACCGATATTAGCACCAGCCTCAGAGATGCCAGTAGGCATCACTACTCCGTTTGTATATTGAGCAAAGTTAGAAGCCATAAATTAATAGGGAGAATTGATGTTACTGCTGATAAGCGAAGCACCTGAGCCAAAAGCCGCACCGCTAAGACCTCCAGAACCAAGAGTAGAACTTCCGATGCTATAAGGTGAAGCACCTGTGATTGAAGAACCCCAAGATGGAAGAGGCTGGTTCACGGAAGACATATCAAACGAAGGCGTATATGTGTTTCCAATCATGTTAGGATTCTTGAGGATAGCACCACCAAGCGAGCCAGCCATACCCATAAGTCCAGAAGCCCAACCAGCATTTGCCTGAGCATTTGCAGAATTGATTTGAGCCTGTATGCCTTGATTGTTGGAGTTAAGAGCCGCATTATACTGCGATTCTGGCTGGAATATCTTAGTTCCAAGACCCTGAGACATCTGTCCAGCCGTACCAAGAAGTGAGGTTGGAGAGACTGCGTTCAGTTGTGTCATCAAAGGATTTCCATAGATGCCCATGGCAGAAGCCGTTTGATTGACACCATTTGCATACATAGAGCCTGCAAACTGTCTAGCCCTATCTTCACGGGCATTCTGCATCTGGTAAGAGTTAAGAACTTCCTGAGCAACAGCCTGATTTCCAGAAAGACCTCTAGCCGCCATAGCCTGTCTGGCAGACTGCTGGGCTAATTGTTGCATCTGCGGGGTAAGTTCACGACCAGCATTAAGGTCATTCTGAGCAGATTGCATCATTGAACTGTAAAGACCTCTTGTAGCAGGGTCTAATGACTGCTGATAGGCTCCCAGAGCCGCTTGACCAACCTGTCCGTAGATTGGGGCTTGCATTCCAAGATAGTCGCTCTGAAGGCCAGCAGACTGTGCTCCTGCGTCACGATAGAGACTACCAAGAGTACCTAATTGACCTGACAGGGTAGAACGCTGAAGTTCTTGATACTTAGGTGTATACTGTGACTCAAGTCCAAGCAACTGGTCTTGAATGCCAGCCTGTGACCTAAGGGCATCCTGCATCTCTCCAAGATAAGAGCGAGGAGGAGGAGCCTTTTGCTTTCCAGCACTAGCACCCTTGACAGCACCGACAACTCCTGCAACGGCAGAAACGCCTTGCAGAACAGGTAAAGCCATAGCCATTAGAGTAATCCTCCAACAAGTTCTATGTATTTGTTATTTAAAGAAACAATCTTGTCGTTTCTGATAGCCCATTTGTTCTGGTTTTTCCAGTTAGGGTAAGTTTTCATAAATAATTTTGTCATTTTCTGACGAGAAGTTTTAGAATTTGCAATAAAATCCATCAGACAGATGTTGTTTTCGGACTTATCATTGTCAGATGGAAGTAAATCTATTATTTGTTTAGGATTTTTTTGTATAGGATATACAACAAGAACTGACATTAACTTATCGTTTTCAGACAATGCTAATAAATAGTTATTACAGAAAGCCCAGTTTATATATTCTTCTATTGCTTCGTTTGTAAAATTAAACGACTTTTGTCTGCCTTTAAAGCAGTTCTTTTTTATAAATTCAACTATAGAAGTTCTTGAAAACATTATATACAAGAAGCAGAATCAGAAAGAGTAGATGTCTTAACTTTTGTTAACATAACAACATAAACAGGCTCTATGTTAAGACCAGACAAAGACCAAGTTTTCAAAATCAACTTAGGTGAAGAGTCGGCAGATGTAAAAGACTTTGAGTATGTTAATGTTGCTGTGTGACCTCCATACGGAGACGATGAGCCTATAAGAGTGTTTAACAATGTAGCATTGTTATATACCTTTAACTGTATGTAACCATAATCTGGTCTTGTGCTACCATTTACATTACCAGATGTTGTTTGAACCCAAAATGTGTATATCCAAGTTTCGTCAGAAGGAATAGTAAGGGTAGGGGTCTGATAGACAATATTATCAACTCCAGCACCAGTAGCACCAGAAGCAACGCCAGACTTGATGTAAATCTTTGTCAGATTATCTTGTGTGGTCATCGGTGTCTTGCCACCAATGGTTAGCGAAGTAGCAGAAGCAGAGCCAAGAGTTGTTGCACCAGTAACAGCGAGAGTTCCAGTAACTGTGGCATTTCCACCAACTCCAAGAGCACCAATTGAGTTGATGCTATCAGCCTCAAACGCACCATTGACATCAAACTTCTTCGTAGCGGCAGGAGTAACCGTGATATCAACACCAGCACCGCCTGTAATAGACGATGTAGTAATTGAAAGATTGCTATTCAGGATATCGCCAATTGTGGCTTCCTTGAGCGTACCAGCGTCATTAACAATCGTGCTATCTGTAGCCTCAAGAGTATTAGCCGTAATGTTAGGCTGTTCTGTAATAGCACCGACAAGAAGGTAAGAAGAGTCAACAAGTTGATTGAGACGAGAGCCTGTAACCTGTTCTCCGTTTGTGAAAGTATCGCCTTTTGAAATCTGAGCCATTGTTATTGTTTAGATTGGTTGTTTTGCCTTTGTAGCGTAGCATATATATATGCAGAGCGAATAGAAGGTCTTAGGTTGTTTGTAGCAAAGTAGAGTTGAATTCCAGTACCTATTTTTCTGATTCCATTTCTTCTGGCGGCATCTTCTGTTGTAGGCGAGCCGTATGTATCTATTGTGACAACGACATCTGGATTAAATACTTCTGCCGATGTGACTATTTGAGAACCAGCATCAGCAACGAGTTCAACCTCAGCGGTGCTGAATCTCTTGTCACCTATGCTATTGAACGAATAGCGTCTTGTTTTTAAGATTGCAGAAATAGGATTAGGTGTAAACGAAGCCGCTGAAAGAGTTGCTGGAAGATAAAACGGAAGAATTGGCGTTCCAGTTGAGTTTCCGTACTCATCCCAGTTCAACTGTTCCATCAGGAAGATTCCTTGGTCTGTGTCAACTCCGTACAAGCGTCTTTGATTGTCTTTCTTTGCGACAACAAAATCAAAAACATCAAACCCAGCAGGGTATGTGTCAACTGACTCCCATTGCTTCAGGATAAAATTATATACCAGAATAGCATTGTTATCAACAGAGGAATCAAGCGGAACTGCAAGATAGTACCTGTTATTCCAATAGGAAGCAACTGCACGGTGAGCATAGTCACGATTGATACGCTGTATGATGTCATCTATTGGAGCAGAAATAGGGTCTGCCATGGTCAACAATTTCATTGACTCAGCAGATGCTGGTTGAGGTTGCAGAAAATAGATTCCGTTGTCTGAAAGGAAGAACACTCCACCTCCAGCCTGAACAACGGACTTTCTGGCAGAACATCCGATATCAGTAGCAAGTGTCTTTATGTACGAAGTTGCTGACAGTCCATCTCCAGAAATATACCTGTCATTTCCAGTATTGATGTAGAATATGCTATTACGCATAAACACAAGGAATTCATTCAGAGTCCATGGAGCGACTCCGACGACTTGGTCATTACTTCCGTTATTTATGGTGAAAGCGTCAATAGAATCCCATTCTGTAAAATCAAGGAAATTGCTTACTGAAATAGTGTCGTAATTTCTTGCTGTGTTTGTTTCAGCATGGTGCTTACCTAACGCAATCATACGATTAGCGTAGTAAAGCATTCCCGTACAGTTAGGAAACTTATGTCCAGAAGATGGGGATATAGGAAGTGCCGTAATGGTCACATTCAAATCCCATACAAGAGGACGCTTTGACCATCCACGGCTGATGTAAATCTTGTCTACAGCGGTAACTACATCACATCCATCTTGTGTTGTGATGGTTTCACCAACTGGAAAACTTACCTTAGCGGATAATGTCTCAGATTGAGGATTGTATGAATAAAGTCCATCTGTAATGACAGCAACTATTATTTCCTGTCCGCTTGAGTTGATGTAGGTTCCAACTCCATATATTGTCTGACCAATCAACGCACCTATCGTCTTGCGTTGCAAGCCTTTACGGACAGTAGCAACGCCCCTGTCCATTCTAAAGTTCTGAGACTGACTAACGATACCAGCAGGTAATGAACTAGGATTATCACGGCTGTTAAGCCCGATAAACGCTATGTCACCATCCTTTTGGTATTCATTAGGCATTATTGAGAAATAATAGAGAAGTAGATAGCCTTAATCTTTTCAGACCAGCGTGTTCCGACATAAACGCCACCAAGAAAGGTGACGGTAGTAAAAATAAGTGTAATCATTTAAATAGATTTATTCCTCTCTTAGAAAGTTCAGTCTTAAGTTCTGATTCGGTTTTTGCTGAAACAAGAGTAAGTGCTGTCTTAGCCTTAGATTCAGTTGTGAACTCACGGTATCCGTAAACCTTCTTTTCAGAAATATCGCAGAAAGCCGTCCAGCCAATAGGAATAGTTTTTTCAATAAGCGTAGGTGTAGTCATAAATTATGTTATATAGTATCCAGAACTTCCGTCAAAGTAAATATAGTAGTAGTAAGTTCCACCTTCGTCAGACCAAGAGCCAGAGGTAATAAATGTTCCGTATGGTTGTGTATATCCTCCACAATTGCTATACGAACCTCCGTTTCCGTCAGCATAGTAGGAGCA